ATATCACGTTCCATCTTGATTAATTCTTGCCATGCCTGTGGACCACACATACTGCTAATTAATTTACGAAGTTCATCTCTTTGGTTTTCCAGTTGTTTCTTTTGTGTAAAGAGTTCCATTGCTTCTTGTTCAACAGATTTACCATTAAATAATTTTTTAAATATGGGTGGATTTTTTGCTTCATGGTGTGCGCGGTCAATATCTGATACCGCAGACATCCATCGTGATAAGTCCTTGCCCATAGACTCAATATCTCTGCCTATAGACACACCTTTTTTTAATGCATTAAACGCTGTACCAGCGATAGCTATTGCTGATACTGGGTCTACCATTACTTACTCAACGCTTTATCTAGCTTGTCTTCAAGACGATGTAATGCTTCCATCACCTGACGCATATCATCACGCAACTCATACTTAGTTGCATAGTCTTCTCTTGTTTTATTCAATAGTATCTGCAACCGTTTTACTTCTGCAAACATCTGGCGAAATGCCCAGAACACAGGGGCGATTACCACTGTTAGGATTATATTCCAGAATAGCATTGCGTTTATTTCCATCTTGGACCCTCAAACCATCCAACTAAACTAATTCTTTTACCTTTTGTAACTGGTGTTACTCTATGTTGTAGATATGAAGGAAATACTAACACAGTTCCAAGTTTCTTGGAAGCATCGGTATCAAGATTTGGTACTTCACAAAACTCAAAACTCCCGCCTTCATAGGCAGAACCATTTGTTAGCTGAATAGTAATAGAAAGTTTTCTGTCATAGGCTTTGTCTTGGCTCCAATGAACATCGTGATGCCAGTCATAGTGTCCTTCGTCAGCCTCATCATACTCTGTGTATTGAATATCTCCTACGTTAGTAACATCAAAACCAAATGCATTTCTATTCGCTTCTTGTACAAAACCCCAAAGTATGCCTCTTATTGTTTGGTCATGCGTAAGCCATTTAATTTGTGACCGCCTAATTTTGGTATTTTTCTTTTCGTCAGAAAATATTCTTGCGTCTTGAAATGGTACAGCTTCAGCTTGTTTTTGTATTAATTGTAATGTTTCTGACGATACACCGCCAGACCATAGTTGCCAATTTTCTCTCAAAACATACTCCTGTTCTATGGTTTAACAGGCCAAACAACATTATCAAGGGAACTATAATTATTAGTTATATCTCTAAGTGCTTGACGGTAAATTTGCATGTCACTAGACATAGTTTGGTCAGACAAACCATAGTAATCTGTCTCAATTAATCTAATGTTACGCTCTGCACGTAATTCATTTAACTTTGCTGCATTTTCTAATTCAGTTTGCTTTGTTGAAACTGCGCTTGCATCCAAAGAAACTACGTTGCCCTGTGCATTATAAGCAATAGAAGTAGAGCCATCATCATCAATTCTAACAACATCAGGATACAACGCATAAATAGCTTCATGTTTCATTCTACAATCTCCATAACAGTAATTGAACTAGCTGTCCTAGGTCCAAAATCAAAATTTGAATCTAACGAACTTCTATTTAAATAAAACGTCGCACTATAGGTTGCGCCAAGTGTTCCTTGCAGTTTGTAAGTAACAGCACTTGTTGTGTTAGGGCTGTCTAAGTGAGTGCCAGAGACACTGTCTAATTGGAGTACATACGGTGATGCCGCAGTTCTGCTAATAGCTGACGATTGCAATCTACTACCCACAGAATCTCCGACATAAATTGCGGTACTATCTCTTACAAGGCGGACATGAGTTGTCGCTGATGCAGATTGTGAAATATTAGCTGTAAACATTACAAGTATTTTATTGCTTGAAGATGAAGGTGTAATCGTTACAGACATCCCACTTATATCAACGAAAGTATTTGTGTTTGAGCTTGCAAAACTTACTACAGCCGTTTGTGTAGCAGATTTTACTTGTAAAATATTACCATCTGCTCCAGCAGGACCAGTAGAACCTGCTGGTCCTGTTGGCCCTGTTGGGCCTGTAGGACCAGCTACTGTACTGTCTGCACCAGTAGGTCCTGTAGGCCCAGTAGGTCCTGTAGGACCTGTACCCCCATCACTACCATCGCTCCCTGCCGGACCAGAAGGGCCTGGAGGACCAGCAGACCCTGTTGGACCTGTGGGTCCTGGCGGTCCTGCCGAGCCGTCACTTCCATCACTTCCGTCACTTCCTGCTGGTCCTGTGGGTCCAGCCGGACCAGTGGGACCTGTAGGACCAGTCGGACCTGTAGGTCCGGTAGCCCCACGCAAATCACCTGTGCTAAATCCTAAACCATCATCGGATGTAAATGTAACAACTCCTGTGGGAGCAGCATAACTTCCGCCTGTAAAACCATCACCTGTCGGACCAGTAGGTCCTGTCGGACCTGTGGGTCCAGTAGGACCTGTCGGTCCGGTAGCTCCATCTGACCCTGCTGAACCTGATGGACCAGCCGGACCTGGTGGACCTGCCGGACCAGTAGGACCAGTTGAACCATCTGAACCGTCTGAACCATCTGACCCTGCCGGACCTGTAGGACCTGGTGGTCCTGCGGAACCTGTTGATCCAGTAGGTCCTGGAGGACCAGCAACAGTCGAATCAGCACCTGTGGGTCCCGTTGGACCTGTAGGACCAGTAGGTCCGGTGGGTCCTGCTGGACCAGCAGGTCCTGTTGGTCCTGTTCCTCCATCATTACCATCTGCACCAGCAGGTCCTGATGGACCAGTCGGACCTGTACTTCCTGCCGGACCAGTCGGACCAGTAGGACCTGCAACGGTAGAGTCTGCACCAGTAGGTCCCGTTGGTCCGGTTGGTCCTGTCGGACCCGTTGGTCCGGTAGGTCCTGTTGGTCCTGTTGGTATTGTAAAATCAAATGTTGCCGATGATGATGAACCAGAATTACTAACAGATGCGCTACCACCAGCTGGACCTGTTGTAGTAGAACCAACAGAAATAGTTGCTGCAGACCCGGTAGGTCCAGTAGGACCTGTTGAACCTGTGGGTCCTGTCGGTCCATCAGGTCCGGTGTTGCCTTGAACACCTTGCGGTCCGGTAGGTCCAGTAGAGCCTGTAGGACCTGTCGGTCCTGTAGAGCCAGTCGGTCCAGTTGGTCCGGTTGGTCCTGTATCGCCCTTGTCACCTGTTCGTGCGAATGTAATGATTACATCTTCTGCGTTGCTAAATGATGTAGCAGAACCACTCACATAAGCATTTGTTACTGTAAAATAACCTGTGTTCTCCGATAATGCGCTTATCGTAAACAAAGCAAAGTCATTTGCATTTAGTCGATTAGATATTCTGAAATGACCTTTGATGGTACTTGTGCTATCATCTATTGTTCTTACAAATGATTGTATGTCTGTGCCATTATCATCTGTGTCATCGATATACATTTCTGTAGCCGATGAAATATCAGCGTTGTTAAAACGTATTTTGCCAGTTCCAGGGTCTGAGTCTGTTGTAGTTGTATCAAACGTATAATCGAACGTTGCGCCACCAAAGTTACCATCTGGTCCAGTCGGTCCAGTCGGTCCGGTGCTACCCGTTGAACCAGTAGGTCCGGTTGGTCCTGTATCTCCTGTTGGTCCTGTCGGACCTGTATTCCCTTGTATGCCTTGCGGACCTGTAGGTCCGGTAGGACCAGTAGGTCCTGTAGGTCCGGCTACTGTTGAATCTGCTCCTGTAGGACCAGTAGGTCCAGTTGCACCTGTTGGACCTGTAGGTCCTGTGGGTCCGGTTCCACCTGTGGGTCCAGTTGGTCCTGCTGGTCCAGTAGAACCAGTAGGTCCGGTGGGTCCTGTAATTAAATCCGTTCCCTCTGGAACTCCTGTAGTATCATTGAATTTAAGAACTTTGCCTTTTAAATCTAAATTATGCGGTAAATCTGTTGACGTTGCATCTGAGTCTGGTCTTGTGATAGCCCTTTCTACTTTTTGATTTACTTGTTGTATTTGCAAAGCCATGCGGTCAAGTGCATTTTCATGTGTTTCTGCTGGAAATGGGTCATTTACTTTGTAATTAGTTGGCTGCGTAAAACTCATGTTACGCATTAAAAACACAGTTTCACTTGCCGTAGGCGCAGTAACAAACGTAACTGTACCACCATTGACATTACCAGTACCAGTTACAGCGTAATTCGTGCTTCCTGTGCCAATTGACCTTACAGACTCTACACCTGTC